TTGTTCCTGGAGCAGCGTAAGTTATAGCTGATTTAACTAATGACTCATCATCACCAGCGGCTATACCGTATACTATATCCACCGTGCAAACAGCGGTTGCTCCAGAATTAGCTATCGCTACTTTAACAAATTTAATGTCGTCGCAGCTAACTAATTTAGAACCTTGATTAGCTGTTGCAGATGCAGCAGCATTTGATAGTTTTAATAAACCCATAATTTCTATATTTTTAAATGTTAATAATTAATTATGCTCCTTTGAATAACACGAAGTTATTAGCAGCTTGTGTTACTAAACATCTTTCAGATAAGAAACTAATAGTCATAGCATCTAAAGTATCAGTCATAGCACCACCGACAGAACCAGTGATCCAAGACTTCATTCTTCTGTCTTCAGTTTCAGAAGCTCTATATCTTACGTGTAAGAAAGGGCGTCTGATGTTTGATCCTAACATTTGATCATACACTGTAGTAGTTCCAGCAGGAACTAATACACCATCGATTTCTTTAGATAATCCTCTTAATGAAGCATCATTTAGATATTTCCAGTCTGTTTTGTAGAAGTCATAAGAACCTCTTCTAAACCCTGAAAACCCAAAGTTAAGAGCCATGTCACCGTCATTCTCAAATAAACCATAAGAAGCAGCTTGAGTAGAAGCAAATCCACCATTAACAGCAGCAATCATATCGTCAAAATCAAGAGCAGTAGCTCTAGATAAGAATAACATGTTTTCTTCAATAGCACCTTGCTTGTCTAGATTTTTAAGTATTTCATCGAAATCACCTAAAGCACCTGAACCAGGGGCAGCAGCTCCAGCAAAGCCAGAATATACATTACCTCTTTTTTCGATAGCAGCAAATAATCCTTCAGAACCTTTTATTTCTTGACTAGTAGAAGCCGTTGGAAAATCAAAGTTTTTACCAGAATTGTAAGGATCAGCAGGATTCATAAATTCTGCTTCAACCATTGCCATTTCTAATTGATCTTCAAATCTTAATCTTGTTTCAGACTCAGACTTTAAATACCATAAGTATCCAGATTGTCCATCTTCAGTAGCAACTTCAACCCAACCGATCTGAGCAGTGTCAGAACCATTGATTTTAAAGTTATCTTTCATAATGATTGGAGAATTAGAAAACTGAGTAAAAGATGGTTCAATAGAACCTTCCATACCAGTTGTACCTTTTCCAAAATCAGATCCGTAAACAAATACATTAGCAGACCCAGCACCAGCAAAAGCAGCATTAGGAGTAGTTGTTCCGTAAATCTTAACTAAAAGATCACTAGCGTCACCACCAGTAGAAATTGGATCAGAAATACCTTGAACTAAAGCTTTTTGAACAATAAGTCCAGTAGCATTATCAGATATTAAAATTGTTTGACCAACTCTAATTGCTCCAGTAGGTGCATCAGCTCCAGTAGCGCTCAAGTCTAAAACCACAGTACCATCAACATCACCAGCAGCTCCAGCATTTGTAAATTGAGCTTTTTTGTAAGCGATGTGTAATCTGTTTTGTTCAGACCAAATTACTTGATCAGATGTCATAGGCATTTCAGCTCCTACCATTCTCAAGAAACCACCAATAGTTCGGTTTCCGTATCTTTCTATCTCAGCTTCGTAAAGCTCAGGTAAATATTGCTGTGCAAAGTTATTAGAATTAGCCCCAGTACTTGTAAAATCCAAGTAGTTCTCTCTGAGAGTCATTCTTTTTTGCGCAGGCTTTAATGAAGCAGGAAAACTCCCGCTATTTGCAAAACTCATAATTTTTGTTTTTTAGTTGTTGTTTTTGTTTTTTATTTTAAATTTCAACTTAGAACTATCTGCACCGCTTATTGCTTTTACTTTAAGTCCATTTATAAACAAATCACCACTGGCTTGAGGCCTAGGATCTTTGTTTATATTTTTAGAATTAGCTATTACATTTTTAACAGCATCAGCTTTGCCTTGCTCATAAAAATGGTTAGCTATTGTATCAACGTTTTCAGCAGCATAAATAGCCTTGTGATAACCTACAGTATCAACAACTTCACCCTCATTGTTTAAGAACTTCTTAACAAACGTGTTTAAGTTAGACTGTTTTTCAGCAATTTCACTAATATTACTAACACCGTATTTAAATTTCTTTTCACCTAAGTTAAATTCAAAACCTTCGAATTCTGAGGCGAACATCTCATTTGTTTTACGTTGAAATGATTCGTGATTTTTGCTAGCTATTTCTTGTTCTTTGTTGTATCTATTGAAAAAGTCCATTGCTTTTTGTTGTTCTTGAGTTATGCCGGGTCTCAACTTGATTTCGTCGTAATATTTACTCTTAGTATCTTCTAAAAAGTTTCGGGCTTTGGCAATTTCTTCTTTAGCGGCTAACCGCTTTTTTTTAATTTCTTTTTCTTCATCAACCTCTTCATCATAAGAAAAATTATCTTCTATTAAAAACTCTATTTCTTCTTTTTCTAGATGAGGTTTTGTTTTTGAATAATACTCCATAAGTAAAGTATCATTATCAATTTTAGTATAATCAGCATTTAGTCTTACGTAATCTTCTACATTACCCCCTGTATCTTTCATAAAAGAAATTAATTTTTCTATATTCTCAGGAATTTCAATTTTAGGTTCATGTTGTACTACTTCTTTAACTTCTGCAATATTATCTTCTTTTACTTCTGTTATAGGAGATTTTATTTCTTCTTTACTCTCAACGGCAGTGTATTGTTTTTCTTCGTGTGCTTCTCCCACTTTTCCGCCATCTTCGGATTCGTTGCGTACATGAATCGCCTCTGTGCTTTGCTTTTGAACGGCATCTTCTTTTTCTTTTTTATTTAAATCAAGTTTATATACTTGATCGTTAGGTCTTTTCAATGAAGGTTTTTTAATTTTTACTTTCAATGATTCTTGTTCTTGTTTTACTGTTGACATAATATAATATAATAATTAATAATTGTTTTATTCTTGTTGTTCAGTGTTGTTTACTTGTTCTGTTTGAACATCAATATTTTCCATAACTTGATCAACCTCTTGTTTTGGTATTGAAAAGTTTATAGGTAAAGTGTTATTTTTTCTTTGATTAATCATTTCACTTTGTTGTGAACCTTCTAATCTTGTACGTTTATCTTTTCTATCTTCTATAAACTTTTCTCTAGCTTCAACTTGACCTACGTCTAATTTCTTTAACTGCATGTCGTAGTTGTATTTTATCTCCATCAACTCTCTATCTATTTGAGCTTTTTGTTGCATTTGATCAATTTCAAATTGAGACTTTGCTTGTTCTATTTGTACTTTAGTTTGAGCTATAGCTTGCTGTTTTTGGACCTCTGCCATAGCTGTTTTTTCTGCTGTTTCAGCTTGAGCTTTTCCTTGAGCAGCTATATTAGCTTGTTGCATCTGTTGATCTCTTTTCTGCTTTGCTTTTCTTCTTTGTTTTAGCATTTGATTAGCAAGAGTAATATTTTTTATTTCTCTAAGATCTATAGCGTCTTCTAAGTCAATACCCTGATTTTTTAAAGCTATTTGTATATTCTGTTCTAAAACTTGTTTCTCTTCCTCATCAGGTTCTAATTCTAAAAATATACCAAAGTCATGTAAGTTTAAATCTTCTAATTCATCTAATGTTGCTACATTGTATCTTGATATGCTATTTTCTAATGCCTGTCTAGTAAAAGGAAATTGTAAAGAGTCAGATATTCTTAATGATATGTTTTCGCAAGTTCTTGACGTTAAATAAAGCATTGCTTGTAATAAGTGTCTAGTTGCAGTATTAGAATTTGCTGCTGCTAGCTTTTGTAAACCTACTAACGAGTTTTTATCTGGAACACTTCCATCTCTAGCTTCGTTAAGACCTGTCACATCTCTTATCATTTGAAGATAATATTGATAAGTTTGTATTAAAGAACCTATTTTATTACCACCACTAGAAGACTGCAATTCTTGTATTGGCACTTTACCTGGATTCATCTCACCATCTTGAGTCTTAGATCTACCAACAACACTACCAGTTTGAAAATACATATTCAAAGCTTCAGCTGGGTTATAGTTAGTACCATTACCTAAATCAACTTCTGCTAGACCATCCATATCTAAATAAACACCATCTGGCACTATTCTCGACATGACTTGTTGTAACTTCAAATGTGTCAATTGTATCATATCTGCAAAACCAGTAATTCTACTAACTAAAGACTCTATTCTACCTTTGTAAATTCTTGGAGCACATATAGTGTAATTCATCTTGACTCTAGTTGTATCAGCATTTGGTCTAGTCATGTTTTCTGCTAGCTCCCATTTTAACATCATAGGATGTCCTAATATTTTAGCTCCACTATATAAAGTTTCTATAGTCCTTGATATTCTTTTAAAATTATCATTTTCAGGTGGGTTAAAAGTGTCAGGCTTTTCTAAAGCTTTTTCTAAACCAGTATTAGTTTCTTTTATTTTAAATACTTGATCACTATAAGTTTTGTATTCAAAATATAATACTTGAACTGTTTGGTCATCATTTCTACCTGTCCAATTTCTTAAATACTCAGCATTACCTGGATACTTCTGAATAGTCTCCATATCTTCTTCGCTTAAATATGGAAATTGCATTTTTAAATCTTGTATAGAAACAGACTTAACTTCTCCTACATAGTAAATATCTTCAAAATTAGGATCTTTAGTGTAAGAATATACCAGTGAAGATGGATCTACGTATTCTACTGTAACGCCTTCAGCTTTATTCCAGTTTGTTTTTAAAGCTCCTATTCCTAAAACAGTTAGATCTTGACAAATTCTTCTTCTAGTTAAATCATATTTGTTTCTTTGCAAAACATCATTAAGTAATTCTTCTTCTGCTATCTCTACAGACTGCTTATAATCTAATTGTAAGTGTAATTGTAATTCTTCTTCGCTTTCTAAACCTAGTTCTTTGCTAGTTTTACTTCTAACATCGATACCTAACTTTTCTTGCATTTCATTTATTATATCTCTCTCTTTAACATCTCTCATTAATCTAGCTGCGTAATCAGTTCTTTTCTTAGTAGAAAAAGGATCTACAGCAAAAGCTTTTACTTGATAATTTCTTTGAGACATACCATTAACTACAATATCTACAAACTTAGCTATAACTGGCACTGGCTTCCAGTCTAAATTAAGATATGATAAATCTCCGTTTATAGCTAATTCATCTTTATATTTTTGAACAGGTTGTTCACCTCTAGCATATAATCTTAAAGTGTGGTATTGGTTAAAGTTAACAGCATAACCTGGTGAATTAGAACCATATCTATTATTTCTAAACCATTCACCTTCTATTGCTCTGCCAACGGCAAGCCCATACTCTTCAGTAGCTTTTTCTGCATCAGGTACCACCTGACTTGGAAAAGAACTATTACTATTATAGGAAATTTGCATATTTATTTTATTATTTTTGAAGTAAATCCTTTGTTGTCATATCTTTTTATACCTATTTTCATAGGTAGAATATTTCTTGTTGCTGTAGGCTTGTATCTGTTTTTATTACATGCCATTATGGCTAAACCAGAGCTAATAGTTGCATCATGCTTGGTCCTATTGTTTATATTAAATTGAGACCAATCTTCTAGTGTTTTTTGATGATACATATTTCCATATCCATCTTCTAAAATTCCTACATAGTCATTTATATAACTTTCAATAGCAGCAGCATGTGCTTGTTTAATGTCTTCGCTAGAGTTAGGTATACCACCTATTTCTTTTTCTGTTGTAGAAAGTTTATTCCAAATCTTATCAGGTCTATTAATACTAAAGCCTCTGTATCCTCTACGTTTCAAATAGTATAATAATCTAGGCTTATTGTTTTCACATAATATAGGCATACCATAAAATACACAAGCCATTAATACGTCTTCAAAAAATATTTCAGCAGTTTCAGGTCTAGCTATATATTCTAAGAAAAAATGATTTGGAGGGGCATCTTCCATAGAAAACTTAGTTAATCCATGAAGTGCTCCTTTAGAGCCGCGACCGTCAACAGTACCAGAAATATCGTAACTATCACATCCGAAAGCTCCCACATGATCATTACCAGGGTATTTAAGTCCATTTTTTATTATTATATTGTTTTGCATTCTTGAATTAGGTGCCCAACTTATAAAAAACCTTCCATTATTATTTGGTATAAAGTTAACTCTACTATCTTTAATACCATTTTCCCACATAAAATTTCCTTGTGTAACTGAAGCACTGTTATTCAACTCCGCATTATAGTCTATTTGTTCATATATCTTAGCTAGATTAAATAAACTATCTTTTGTTTCATCTCTAAAAGCGTGTTGTTCTGTTCTTGGAAACTGTCTATAATATTCGTTTAAACCGTCTTGATCTGATTTTAAACCTTCTACTTCATTTTCCCAGTGCTCGATAACGCCTGTTGTAATTTTAAAACCGTCGACTCCTTTGACTGGATTTTCTTTTCTAATGAAAACAGGTGATCCGTGAGAATCCATGAATCCTTCGTAGTTCCATTCCATAGGGATGAACAAAGAATAGAGTCCAGAAGATGTTTGTCCGTTACGATTTCTTTTTGTAACGTCTGAATTATAGTATAGTTTTTTGAAATTGTCTCCACCTTTATCTAAAGCATTTGAAGTCGAGCCCATCATGCACTTGCCTACGATTCTAGATCCTAGCCTTAATGTAGTTTTTGTAACTCTCCAGTTGTTTAATATATTATCAGGTCTCTCCCACTTACCACTTTCATCATGAGCTAATAGTTTTAGCTTTTCACCATCATAAGAGTTGTCACCTGTATTTTTCCAGTCAATTGTTGTATCAAGTCCATCTAATTCTCTTAATTGCTCATTGCTCTCAAGCTTCCTTCTAGTAAGCTTCGAAGCTGGAACTCTGTATGCAAGTTCTGTTTTAGGACGATCCATACCGTCCTGGATCGG